CTGCTTTAACCTGTTTGGTATTCGCCATTGCACGGGCAAGACCTTTTGCACGTAGTTTGGCAAACGTATCATACAGATTATCTTCCATTGCTTCTTCAGTGACGGCAAAAGCAAGCGCCACAGTTTCCGCTGTGTAACGGGCTGTGTAGCTTTCCTGTGCATCATCATAAGAAACAGAAGCACCTTCACCCTTCGTGGGGGCGGTTCCGAAACCTGTGAAGAGTACTTCTTCCTCAAACGCACGGTCTGAGTTTTCTATATCAAAGAGAGGCTCATGCTCATTATTTACCTCTCCATACTCCATTCCGAAAACGGCGTTAAGACCTGGAAGGAGTTCTTTGCTAATACTAGCTCTATTAATAGCCATAATAAATCCTCCCTATTAAGCCGAAGAAGCCGTTGCCGTTACATAGCGGTCACGGTGCATATTCAACCAGACCTCTACGATTGGATAAGCGTCCGAATCCTTTTCATCAGGATACTTGGCTTTACCTACGACACGTACTTGTTTTTCGGATTCTGCACCACTGGCACCATCAAGGTAATAACTGGACTGACCAGTAGTTGTATTACCAGATGAAGCAGTAGAGCTTACAGTTACGTTATAATTCTTTACAACTGCCAATTCTGCTACTGACAACGATAAAGAAGCTTGAATGTAATAAGTCTGATCAGGATCAGTTATTACAAAGAATTTAATATCCGTGGCGCTCGTTCCACCGTTCCAATAACGGGCGAACTTCTGCTCACCATTTTCTACATACTGACAACCCATAAAGACACCAGAAGGTTTTAGCGTTGATGCAACATATGGTGAAATAGTTGCAAAGTTAGCTCCTGGTAAAACTACGGGGTCGCCAGTAAAAATGTTGTTGGTGGGTGAACCTGTCATGCCAGTTGAAGTCAACGTGATCATGTCGGTTACAGCTTCATTATTATAATTACCACCTTTTTTACGAGCAGGAATGAAACCACGAAATGCTTTAGTAGTAGACATGTTTCATCTCCTTATTCTTATAGGGATTAGTCCTGAAAAGTAGGTACTCTTCCCTTTGTTGTTACTGATTTACTTGTGTTGGAGATCGGCATACGAGAATCAGAACTTTTCATTAATTGGGCATTTACTGCATCCATCATATCATTAGCCTTTTTCTCATAAAATTTTCTCCTAGCCCTTACCTTGCCTGTTGGCATTTTAGCCAACGCTAAGTCTCCACGACAGACTGTCCCAATGTAACGACCTTCTTCCCTTACGAAGGATGTAACTGCCATTTCAGGAACTTCATCAGGAGTTACGAAAGTCCATCCCTCCTGTTGTTTCTTACCAACATTTGAAACGTCATCTTGGCCCTTAACAGATATGCGTATCCAACGTAAAGACAATCCTTCATTGTCGAATCTAGCTTGTACCGAATCTGGTATGGTGAGGGCATCTGGCTCCTCAAAGGTCCAATTTTCTTCTCTCAGATTTTGTTCTCTTTGTGTGTTACTACGTGTTTCATTTCGTGTATCCATTTTAGTTCTCCTGCGCCCTATTTATAAACATCTGTATACTCACCGTCAGCTTGTGTAACTTTAAGCTTTTCGGCGGCATACGTTTCAAGTGGTATATTCCATTTCTGAGCAAGTCTCATGTCTTCTTGCGAAAGCTTAACTTTGCTCCTAGACTTCGGAGATGAGCGAGAACTCCCCGATACCACTTGAGCAGGACTTGACGTATTTTCCTGCACACGTTCTTCACTTTCCTCAAATTTGTGAGGAAAACTGCTTTTAATTCTTTTATTAATTTCTTTATAAAAGTCTTGATCATTTGGATCGTAACCTTCTCCTTTTAATTCTGCATCAATAGCAAGAGCAGCGGCGGTCATTATATTATCTTTACCAAACCAACTATTCTGTTCTGCCCATTCTTCAGCCCTTGGATCTGTGGTAGGTGTAGGCGCTCTTTGTGGAGCGGCTTGGGCTGGCTGCTGTGGTTCTTTAGGAATATTTTTAAATCTTTGCTGTGCTATTGAAACTGATTTTAAATCTGACTGAGCATCATTTAACATTTCCTGTGCTTTTAAAACTTTTTCTTTATCTCCTTCATCAAAAGCCTCAAGATAAACGGCTCTGGCAAGATCAATTTTATCTGTTAATTGTTTTTCTGAAGCATCAAGACTAACTTTATTCATATGAGTTACTTCAGAATCTTTTCGACTAACAGCGTGCTTTAATTCTTCATTCTGTTGTAGTAAACGACCTATTTGTTCTTCACGTTCTTTTCTCTGTTTTACTAACTGACGAATCCTTTTTTGTGCGCCTTTTGTTTCAATACCATCTAACTCTTGGGGTTCATCACTTTCTGGCGCTGGGTCTGGCTCTGCTTTAGCCTCTACCTCTTCCTTTTCAATTTCATATTCAACTTTATCTTCATTTTGAGAAACTTCTACCGTTTCCCATTCATCATTCTTTTCCATTTTTATCTCCGTTGTTTACGACACAAACGATTTACGTACTATAATTATATCATACAATTATAAAAAATCCAAGTCATGCTGATCCTTTTCCTAAATTAAATGTAGGATCAAGATCTTTTGGGTCCATAACCCTCATCATAATTTGATCATCAAAGAGTAAAATTAATCTTACACCTTGATAAAATAGTTTAGTTCCTGCATGTTTACCATAACATACATAATCACCAGCATCACACCAATGACCATTAGGAAATTTATCTATATCTTTATAAGCTAATTCACCTATTTTTAATACCCTACCTACAGTAGTTAGATAAGCCATATCATCTTTAGTTGAATCAGGTATAAATATACCTCCTTTTGTTATACTCTTTACTGATACTGGTCTGACTAAAACATGGAAGCCTGGTAATTCAGGTAGAATTGCTGGATCACTTACTTCAATTTCACTATCTATCCATGCATCATTTTTTAACGCATTGCCTAATTGTACTTGTTGCATACTACTCCTCGCTATACATTCGTTTCTTTACTATATCTGTTAAATTGGTTCTAGCCCACTCAAGACCTGATATTGAACCCACTAATTGTCGATAGTGAGAGTAGTCTTCAGCAGAACCATTGCCAAGAGATATTTTTAATCTTTCGATTTCTGAATCAAACTCTCGACAAACTTCTTCCCAAATGTTCATATCTAATCTTAGAGAGTACTCTTACGACTTTTTTTCTCTGGATCAGGCATTACATAAGAAGAGGTATCAAATTTATCTAGGGAAGATCGCATTGATCTTGGTCCCCATACGGCAGGTTCTTTGAAAGGATCACCGAAAGTTTTATCAGTATTCTTTTCATGTTCGGGATAACCCTTACCTTTCTTCATCATTTTATGTCTCCTTCTTTTCTCTTTCAACTGCAAGTTTACTTAGTGTATTCATGGCAACTAATTCTTTCTCTTTCTGATCTTTTATTGTTACATCATCAATAGCTTTTAAAATTCTTTGTATTTCTCTCTCATCTAATGCATCTTGTTCTGCTTCTGATAATCCTATTTTTGCTAATATTTCCATTACCTTTAATTCTTTTTTAGATTTTCTATCGGCTTCGGCTTTTTCTTTCTTGAACTGATCAGTAGCTCCTGCTTTAATAACATCAATAATTTGTTCATTCTCATCAAGTTCTAATTTTTTATTTTTCAATTCCATTTCAGCAGCCTGAATAGCGGTATCAGATTGTAGTTTCTGCTGTTGTAGATCCACTTTCTTTTGCTCTAATACAACAAGTTGTTGTTCAGGAGAAGGTGGCGCTCCTTGCTGATTTGCTTGCATAACTTGCTGCGCTGCCTGAGTCATTGCCATTTCAATTGCAGATGGATCTTGAGCTTGTTCAGGCGGCATTTGTTGCATTGCTTGCTGCGTTAATCCGCTTATCTGTTCTTGATATTTAAGAACTGAATGTTCCTGTATATTAGATTGTAAGACAGGAATTATTCTCTGCATTACAGGATTGGCACCATTCATAGGATCTTGAAGATACATAGTCTTTACCTGAATATGAGCATCATGGTTCTGACCTGGAAAAGCAGCAATTGGTAAACCTTTTGTTGCAGCCATGATATCAGATACAGGATCTAATGGTTTAGGTTCTATCTTTGGTGGTAGTATTTCTTCCAGATTTGGCATATTAGCCGCATGAAGAATTGTTCTATTTAATGCTTCAAGATTAAACATTCCTGGTGGTGACTGTTGTGCCATCTGAAGAGCCATATTAGCCAACATCATACGGTGTGCATTGGATGGAATATTAGGATCAGAAACAGGAACAATATCTACCCGACCATCAAAATCCTTTTTAAAGATGTTTCGATCTTCAAAGGGTACTTCATAAGGATATTCGTTTGGTAGATAATCATAATCTATCTTTGCCAGTATTCTAAATTCATCTCTTTGTGATTTATGTAGACGTTTATGTATGGCTGTAAAGAATTTACTGGATGCTTCCAGCAATGCCATTGTGGTTCCAACGGGTCCATAGGAGGCAGCATCAGATACTATTTGTTCTGTACTATCCGCAAAACGCTGACCAGCAGCGGTTACGAACTGTAGCATCTGGTAGAGCGTTGAGGAAGGCTCTTTATAGGGCAGGGGAACTATTGCCCTTGATAAATCAATACCAGTAGCTTCAACCTCCTTGAACTCGCCAGGAGCAATTGGATCATTGTCGCCAACCATCCTTACTCCTTTGGCCTTAAACCCTCCAGGTAAATTTGCAAATTGTCCTGCATCTATGAGAGAACGCATTGCAGCAGTAGCACTCATAGTTAAATTACCAAGGAAGTGTATTAGACCCAATCCGTAAAAACCAAAGCCTGGGACAAACCTGTAATGAACGAAATGACTTCGTTTCTCTTTGTTTGGATCATTCTGCTCATAGTTTCTACGAATACTTAGTATTGCTCTTGATTGTTCCTCTACTGTTACAATATAGGGAAGGGATATACCTTCTTCTTCGATATCAAGATAGCAATGTTGTTCCAGTAAAACATATTGTGGATCTGTATCATAAGATGGAGACAGTCCTAAAATTGTATCCATCTTACTTGCAAACGGAGTTGCATTTAATTGATTTGGTTCTGGTAGATCTATTTCTGAATAAACACCTGCCCTCATATCTTTCTGAAGTTCTACAGGGCTTCTGTAAATAACATGTGTATATCTATCTGCATTTCTTAGATCTGTTGCATAGTAAGATACATAAAACTGATCTATAGGTATAAATTCTGAAGACGGTCTTTTTAAGGTTGAGTTATAATATACCTTTTTAAATGCTGATCCAATAAGAGGAAGATGGAACAACATTCTTTCAAACTCTTCAAAGTATTCGGGCATCTGTTCAGTAAGCTGATAGTTCATAAAGTTCTGAACACGATTGGCTTGCATCTCTTTTTCAGGAGTAGCCTTACCAAGAATATTTGCCTTAACTGGTCCTAGTGGTGGAAATAATTCTTGAGATGCCTTGGACTGAAATTTAACAGCCGACTCAATCAATAAAGGATGTACTGCCGTACATGCCCCTTCAAATGGCTCAGAGCCTTCTTCCAACTTCAGACCAAGAAGATCAAACCCACGTTCAAACATAGATTCCCATTCAGCCCTACTATCTTTATCAGCCGTATAATTATCTACAACTGAAGAAGCAATAAAACTTAAATCTTCTTCTGGTAAACTTTCTGTTAAATCCCCATACCATTCTGCTAATTCTTCAGAAGGTTCCATTTCAATAGTTTCAAAATCAACAATAACTCCATCGCCTTCTGGATCAATTTCTATACTTACACTAGATTCTTCTTCAATATTTATAGGAACAATATTAGTAGATTCAATTTGATCAAAAGGATTACGTTCAGTAGCCATTATGCAAACCGCCTTGGTGGTAAACCTGTCCAATCTCTAGGTTCTATTGTCCGATACATCGGTCCCAAGCTATTGTCAGATCCATTATCATCAGGTGGTGGTTCCCTCCATCCTAACATTTTTAAAAGTTCTCCTTGCTCATCATAATTGGGATCTCCTTTTACTCTTCCTGTTCCAGCATAAGCAAGTCGAATTGTTTCCATTAAATAGGGATTAACATATCCTTTTCTATCTTTGTCAAAATAGTCTTCCATTGCAGATTTTTTATCCTTCTTTTTTTTATCATCCTCTGTTTGAACATCGGCTGGATCTATATATTTTCCTCCTACAGTATAATCATATAGTCCAGTTTCAGGATCTTTTGGAACACGTACATCATAAGGATCTACTGTTTGCCAAGCATAGGGAGATGTATATTGCTGTGTCTGTGCTTCTGCTATAGAAGCTTTATCCATTGGACCAAAATCTGCAAGTGTTTCCATATTTGTGGCTGTACTCATTGGACCGAAATCTGCAAGTGCTTCCATATTTGGATTTCCAAATCCATATGCAGAAGGATCTCCAAGGGCGTCTCCTTGAAGTCCATAATCTAATCCAAATCCTGTACCAGGAGAAATTCCCCTTGAAAAATCTTCTTCTGTTATAGCATCATCATATCCTAATCCTGGGCCTAAACTAGCAAGACCTGTTGGACCTGTTGGACCTGTTGGACCTGTATAATCTATTGCAGCCGAAGGATCAAATCCAGTATCTATCTGTACACTTGGATCATAAAGACTTGTTTCAGGAGAAGGAGCTTCTTCTTCAGTTTCATCCAATTTTCCTGCTAAAGCAGCTTGAATATTTGACAGAACACTAAACTCGTTAGAAAGATCAACTAGTCCTGTAGCAACTGCCGACCAAGCATCAGGACCAGTATAAGACAAATTCCAACCAGTATCGCCTTTTTCTGCTGTTACGTTTACATCAAGTCCTCTTTCATTGAATGATTGCTGCACACCCTTCGCATGTTCTGCCCATTCTGCGGGATCATCTCTTTCTGCGGTTGCGGTAGTTCCTAAATATCCATATGTTGTTCCTATGGCTCTACCATACTGATCTGTTGCTAAGCTTGGGTCCATTTGAGCAGCTTCCCAAGAAGCGGGATCTTCATCTATTGCTGCTTGAAGATCTTGATGTGCATCAACTGCCTCATCGTCTTTTGCTTCATCCCATCCTATAGCAGGGGCGTCAGTACTCATGGCATCCATATCATCATAACCAGTAGAATCTTCATCTATTCCCCAATCAGCCCCC